TTCACGCCGCAGGCCCTCGGGCAGCGCCCACCCGGCGAGGCTGGCCGCCCGGCCATCGACTACGCGCGCTACGGCTACGGCCCGGCGCGCTCGTTCTTCAACTACGTCCCCGAGACGCAGGCCGAGCGCGATGCCTTTGCCGCAACCGCCGCTGCACCCGCCGCACCGCGCGTGGGCGTCGGCACAGTCATGCCGCAGGCGCTCCCCGGTGCCGCCCAGACTGGCGCGACGGACTCCGTCCTGCGCGCCGGCTTCGAAAAGCTGCGCGCCGCCGTGCCGGGCGCGTCTGACGCCGAACTGGTTGCGTTCCTCGGCACGCCCGAGGGGCAGCAGCAGCTCGCCATTATCTTTGAAGATCTGGGCGCGACGCCGCGCGCCAAGGGCGGCAGCATGGGCGGCAAGGGCCAGAGCCGCGAGAGCTTCGCGGTGAACGGGGAAGGCACCGGCCGCAGTGACGAGATCCCGGCATTGCTCAGCGACGGCGAGTATGTCATCGACGCCGAGACCGTGGCGCTGCTCGGCGATGGATCCGGCAAGGCCGGTGCCCAGCGCCTCGACGAGTTCCGCGCCAAAATCCGCAAGCACAAGGGCCGCAACTTGGCCAAGGGCAAGTTTAGTGTTAATGCTAAACGGCCCGAGCGTTACCTCTCTGGGGGATTAGTTTAATGGCTTTTCTGGACTTCCTGACTGAAGGCAAAGCGCCGCAGGCGGTGCCCGTCTCCTCGACGGAGCAGTCGGTGCTGCCTGACTGGTACACGAACTACGCGATGGACATCCTGTCCAATCAGCAGGCGATCGCGAACCGCGCCTTCCCGCTGTATCAGGGGCCGCGCGTTGCCGACTTCTCGGGGCTGCAGCAGCAGGCCTTCGAGCAGACGCCGCAGGCCGCGCAGGCCTACGCGCCGTACTTGGCGCAGGCCGGCCGCAGCACCGCCGACGTTACGCAGCAGTTCATGAACCCGTACACCGAGCAGGTCGTCAACCGCATCGGCGAACTCGGCACGCGCACGCTCAAGGAGCAGGTGCTGCCCGGCATCGAGGGCGAGATGATCCGCGCCGGCCAGTTCGGCGGCACGCGGCAGGCCGAGCTGATGGGCCGCGCCATCCGCGACGCCACGGAAGGTATCAGTGCGCAGCAGACGGGCGCTCTCCAGCAGGGCTACGCGCAGTCGCTGGGCGCGGCTCAGCAGGAGCAGGAGCGGCAGGGCGGACTGGCGCAGCAGGCGCAGCAGCTCGGCCTGACGGGCGTGGAGGCGCTGCAGAAGATGGGTGGCCTCGAACAGGGCCAGACGCAGCGCAACCTCGACCTCGCCTCGTCCGACTTCGAGCGGCAGTTCGCCTACCCGCAGGAGCAGGTCAAGGGCATGATAGGCGCGCTGCAGGGCGTCGCCCCGGCGGTGCCGAAGGGCGCGACCAAGGTCGGCACGGAAGTGCCGGGCGCGATGAGCCCGTCTCTGCTGGCCTCGCTCGGATCGACGTTCGCGACGATCAAGGGCTTTGAAAACCTGTTCGGGGGTGGCTGATGGACGAAGACGAAGATATCGGCGGCCTCGGTTCGGCCGTGACCGGTGAGGGCCTCAATGCTCTGATGACGCCCGGTCTGTCGTCGGCCGACGCGCGGGCTGCCTACAGCAAGGCACAGAGTGCCGTTGAGAAGCAGATCAGCGCGAACTTGGGGCTGTTACAAGCGGCTCAAGATCGCCTTCGCGCGCAGCGCGTGGGGCCGTCTGACGCCGAGAAGTATTTCGCGATTGCGGCTGCTCTGGGCCAGCCGACGCGCACCGGCTCGTTCGGCGAGACCGTGGGCAATCTCGGTACGCTGCTGGGTAAGTACTCAGGCGCGAAGCGCGAGGCCGAAAGCGAGCGCGAGTCTCTACTCGAAAAGTTAGGCATGCAGACCGGCACCGAGCAGTTGCGTCTCCTGCAGGCCAACGCCGCCGGCGCGGGCCAGCTAATGCGCAGTGCGGCAACTAGCGAGGCGGCTGAGAAGAAGGCATCGCGACCAATTTTCCGGGGCACGGAAACCCTTAAAAATGGTATGATTGTCGCCATCTATGAAGACCCGCGCACGGGCGCGCTGACGAAGCAGCCCGTCGGCCAAGGCGAGCAACAACTGACGCCCGTCACAGGCGTAACCAGTGGCGGCCAGCCTGTTTTCCGCATGGGCGGCAATACCGTGCTGGCGGACGGCACGCCTGTAACGCAGTTCGACAAGCCGCCGCGCAAACTTAGCGCTACGGAGCAAAAACAGATATTCGACGTTGAGGAAGTGATCACCAGCGGCAAGGGTGCTATTTCGGCCATGCAGCAGGCCTTGGCACTCAACGATCAGGCCTACGAAGGGTCACTGTCCGGTGCCCGTAAAATGCTGGGGCAGGCTTTCGCCAGCGACGATCCAACCTACGTGGCGACAGAGAGCTTGGACAATCTGATCACGAGGGGCGCACTCGAAAGTTTGCGCGCTACCTTCGGGGGTAACCCGACTGAAGGCGAGCGCAAGATCCTCCTTGAACTGCAAGCCTCGAGCGGCAAGCCGAGAGCCGTTCGGCAAGAAATCTATCAGCGGGCGCTGCAATCGGCTCAGGCACGCATTGATCGAGAAAGTAAGAGGCTCCTTGGTCTCAGGGGCGGCGAATACGGCGTGGTGCAGGGCTCTGGATCAACCGCTGCTGCGCCTTCCACTCCGAGCAAGCCCGGCAAACCGCGCATCTTGAACTGGAAGAACTAAGCCCATGCCGAGAGACGTGAAGGTGACGCTGAGCAACGGCGAGGTGCTCCAGTACAACGGCGTGCCCGACAACGTGACCCCGGATCAGATCACTCAGCGCGCCCAGAAAGAGGGCGGCGCAGACGTGGTCGAAATCGACGGCGGTGCGAGGGCTGCGGCACCCGCTGCAGCCGCAGCGCCTGCAGTTGACGGCCGCAAGGCGTTCGAGAGCGAGCTTGGGGACTACTACAAGGGGCTGAAGGGCGCGCCGCTCGACCCCGGCAGGCTGACGCAGCTTGGCGAAAAGTACCTCGGTGGCGCGCCCAGCAACATCCCCGAGATCGAAGAGTTCTACAAAAAGTACGGCACGCTCAACCCGCGCCTGCGCGACGTATCCCCCGAAGCCCCGCCTACGCCGGCTGCCAAGCCGGAGGACATCGTCACGACGGTGCCGCGCGCCGGTGAAGGCACGCAGGTGGCCCGCGCGTTCGGCAAGGGTCTGCTCTCAAACTTCGCGGACGAGGCGGAGGCGGCCACCCGCATGCTGCTTTCCGGCGAGATCAGCACCGACGAGTATTACCGCATCAAGGATCAGGTCAACGCTGACTACAACGCGTGGGCCAAGGCCAATCCCGGAGCCGCGATCGGCGCAGAGCTGAGCGGCGGCGTGGCGCAGATGTTCATTCCGGGCATCGGCATCGCTGGCAAGGCTTTCCAAGGGGCGAGTGGTTTGGGTCGCGCCGTGCTGTCGGGCGGTGCCAGCGGCATGATCTCCGGTGCCGGTGAGGCTGACACGCCGTCTGACATCATCCCGTCGATGCTCGAGCAGGGCGCGGAAGGTGCCGTCGCCGGGGGCATCCTCGGCAAAGCAGCCGAACTGGGCGGCCGCGCCGCTATCCCCCTCGTCGCGAGGCTGCGTGGACAGGATCTGCCGCCGGCTGAGCAGCGCCGTGCGGCTGAGATGCTCTACCGTGCCACCGAGGGTGGCGCATCACCTGAGCGCGCCGCCGGTCTGTCCCGCCTCGCGCGGCGGTACGACGTACCCACGCCGTTGGGTATGGCCACGCCGGAATTGGCGGCCCTGTCAAAGGTCGTCATGGCTCGCGCGCCGCTGCGGGAGCGCACGCTCGCCACGAGGCTCGCCGAGACGCAAGACCCGGAGGCCGTCCGTGGTCGCGTTCAAGGGCAGGTTGAGCGCGCGTTGCCGGACGCTGAAAACTTCGCCGAAGCAGAAGAGCGTTTGACGCAAACACTGCGCAACAACGCCAACCCTCGTTACGACGCAGCCTACGCGGCCGCGCCGGAAATCCGCGATACGCGCATTTTGGGAGCGCTGGACAACCCCGCCATCCAGTCAGCGTATCAGGACGCCCTGCGTATCTCTCGCGACGAGATGGCGGCGGCGGCCCTGCGCGGCGAAGACCCAGCAAGATACGCCATGAAGGAGTTCATGGAGCCCGTACTGGACGCAGAGGGCAGCCTCGTTGGCCTCAAGGCCAGCGGTCAGATGGTGCCCGACCTGCGCTCTCTGGACGCGGTCAAGCGCGCCTTGGACAGGCGTGTAACAGCTCTTTACTCCTCCGGGCAGGGTGGCGAGGCAACGGCCCTCAAAGAACTACGTAACGCCTTCGTCAAGCGCCTCGATGATGTGGGGCCTCCCGAATACAAGGCGGCTCGCGCGCAATACGCTGGCGACATCGAGGTGCGCGACGCCCTTCAGTACGGCCGGGATCTCGTCGGAAAGAACGTACCGGCCGCGCAGGTCAGGAAGTTCGTGTCGGAACTTGGCTCTGACGCCGAGCGCGACGCGCTCAAGAACGGAGTGTTCGAAGGGCTCATCGTCCCGCTTCAGACGACCACAACGAGCCGGAATTTTGCGCGCGAGATCGTCCGCGACAAGCGGAAGATGGACAAGCTGCAGGCAGTCATGCCGCCGGCCGAGTTCAAGTTCCTGTCCAAGGCTCTGGAAAAGGAGCGGCAGTTGTTTGAGCGCGTCGCCACCGCGCGTGGCGGATCGCAGACGGTGCCGCTGGCCGAGTCCGTGCGTCAGTTCGACGAGATCATGGCGGGCGGCAACATCGATGAGGCCATCAACTTCCTCGCAGCCGGGCCGCAGGGCAAGATGGTCGCACTGGCCAAGTTCGTGAACAAGTTCAACCCGCAGCGTGAGTTCGGCGACAAGGTCTACACGGAGTTGAGCCGGGCGCTGAGCGCCGACACGCCTGACAAGCTGCGTGACGTGCTGAGCATGCTGCGCAACTCCAAGAGCTACGCGCAGAGCGCTCTGGCGGTCAGCAAGGCAGCCACCGGTCAGGTCGCGGCGGTGACGGGCAACGTCGCGCCGTCTCTGGTCGAAGACCGGGGCATCAATCCGCCGCCACAGCCAAAGATTGGCGCGCCCGAGGGCGAGAGCATTGAAGAGACCCTACGGAAGGCCGACGAAGCCCTGTACGGTGGCGAAGAGAGCCCCGGACTTGCGGCCGTTCCGGTGGGGGTAGCCGAAGCAGGCGAAGTCCCTTTCGGTAACTCGCTGGGCGACCGGAACATGAACCGAGGCAACTTGCGCGACTTCCCGTGGGTGCGCAAACAGCCCGGCTATGTCGGCCCCGGCGAGGGTGGCTTCGCCCAGTTTGAGAGCGTGGAGGCCGGCGACGCCGCGCAGCGCAAGCTCGTCGGCAACAAGTTCAGCGGCGGTGCGCGCACGGTGGCCAGCCTGATTGACGCCTACCTCGGGGACGATCCTGCCAACAAGCCGGCTGAGATCCGCAACTACAAGAAGTACGTCGCCGGGCAGTTGGGTTTATCGCCCTCCGATGCTATAACGGCGGAAATGATCCCGATGGTGAGCCAAGCCATGATCGAGTACGAGACGGGAGCCACCCGGTAATGCGCTCCACCGACTCCCCCTTCGCCGTGACGCCGCGCCGCTATGCGGAGGGCGGTGGCGTCAACGCTCTGCGCGAGTTCGGGCAGGGGATGTCGTTTGGCACGACCGACGAGGCGGAGGCCTTTATCCGGGCGATGCTCGCCGGTGGAGACTATCGCGGCGTCAAAGAGCGCATCGAGAAAGAGCGCAACGCTTGGGCAGAGGCCAATCGTGGGCAGGCGATGATGGCCGGTCTGGCCGGTGGCCTCGTGCCCGGTATCGCAGGCGCGTTCATTCCGGGCGGGCAGGTCGGCACGATAGGCGCACTGGGCCGCGTGGCGCGCGTGCTGGACGCTCCGGTTGAGCGCGCTCTGGCCCGCATGAGCCCCAAGATGCTCGAGAGCCTGTCTGCAAAGTTCTTGCCTCGGGTTGCGCTCGGCACGGCTGATGAGGTCGCCACGGGCGCGGTGCAGAGCGCCGGGCAGGCCGAGACGCCCGACGACATCCTGTCCACCGTTATAGAGAACACGCCCAGCAACGCCAAACAGGCGCTGGCCATGCGTATGGGCACCGAGGGCCTCGGCTTCGGCGTCCGTCGCGCGGTAGCCAAGAGGAAGGCGAAACGTGGCTAAGCCGTCCAGTCAGCGCAACCTCGACTATCTGGCCGACATGTACGACACATACGGCCAACCCCTCGTCGATGAGGTGAGGTCTATCCTCGGCCGTGACGCTGAGCCGAAAGTGGTCGCGAAGGCCGTGGCGCAGCGCGCGAAGGCAGCGAAGAAACCGATCGTTCAAGTGATGCCACCGCCGCGCAAAGTTGCGGAGTATCGCGATCCCGAAGCCACCGTGAACGCCGACTGGCAGTGGTCACCCATGTCGGATGTGTACGAGAAGCTGGAAGGCCTCTCAGTCATACCGGAGCACGTCCTCGACTTCGGCCGCTTCATGGCTGATCAGGCCGGCCGTGCGGCATCTGGCGGTCTGTCGGCGCGCGATCTCATCAAGGCGTTCACCGTCACCCGAGCGAGCATCCAGCGTCAGGCGGTAGACGCGGAGAAGCTGCGCCGTGCCGGCTTGCGGCTCCCGGCAGACGTGTCAGGCAAAGTGCGCCCAGAAGGCGCGTTCGGTGAGTGGCTTGGGACGCCTGCCGGTCAGGCTTACCTCGAGGCCGCGCAGTACGGCCGGCTGTCCCCCAACGCTATCGGCGACGCCGTCGCCCAGATGAAGCCCTTCGGGAAGCAAAACGATTTGAGAAACGCGCTCGAGTGGGCCGCGCTGAACCTGCCCGGTCGGCAGTCGCAGGTCTCGGATCTCGTCGCAGCCGGCCGCGAGATGGCAAGCTCGCCGGACGAATGGCGAAAGTTCACGAAGGACGTTAAGGGCATCGGCCCGAGCAAATCCGGCTTCTTGGCTTCCCTGCTCGGTCGCGGCGATCAGCCGACACTCGACGCCCGCCAGATCATTCTCAACACCGGGCGTCCGACCAAAGAGGCATCCAAGTTTATCGCCCGACGCGGCGGCCTCGGTGGTGTCGAAGGCGTGGAGCGCCTGTCAGCCCGCCAGAGCGCGCTTGATCTTGCGCTGCCGGAAGAGCTGCGCCCCTACTATCAACATCTCGCGCACCATTCTATATGGGACAAGGCCGGCGACGAGGTCACGACGCACAGCGATGTCGTCAAAGCCATGCGTGAGTTTGCCGTTGGCGGCGCTGTGAAGAGGAAAGCGAAACATGGCTAAGCCGCCCAGCAAGCGCAACCTCGACTATCTTGCTGATCTGTTTACGCAGTACGGCAAAGCCGCTGTGGACGAGGTTATGTCCGTCCTCGGCCGCGACGCCGACCCGGAGATGATCAAGAAGGCCGTGGCGCAGCGCGCGGCGGAGAAGCCGACCCCCACGCATGCGTTCATGAAAACCAAAGTGCCGGATGTCCCTGACCTCCCCGGCAAGGGCGGCAAATCCCGTCGCAAAACAAAGCCGGCCGATATCCGCAGCGAGGCTTCAGCTCGAGTTCGCGCCGAAGCTCGCGCGCGTCTTAACCAAGGCGCGACCGCAGCAGAGCGCCGCAAAGCGCGAGCGCCGTACACCATTGGGCCGACGATCATAGACCCCGATCCCGAGTTGCAGCGCTTTTCAATCAAGCCGGGCAGCGCGCAATCCGTGACATCACAAGCCGCTGAACAGGGCTTCCCTGTTGAAGGTGCAGCGCCTTTCTTCGCGCAGCACTCTTCGGGCTATGGCAGCAGTTGGGGCGACGAGACCCCCTCGCCGCTCACGTTTTCTGGCGAGTATCGCGACCGCACGCCAGAACCTGACGTTCCCCTTCTTACCGAAGACGCGTTCCCTGTAGGCTCGGGTCTTTTCCGCATGCTCGGCGACGCAACTATGGCTAACAAGGACGTTCTGTCGGTCAACGGCGTCCCACTGGTCAATCCAGTTTCAACATACGGCGGTGCAAGATACGGCTACCAAGAAAACGCCGTTGGAAACCCACTGGTGTGGGCCAGCGACGCAGGCGTGGAAGAAAACGAAGCTCGCATGATCCGAGACTGGCAAAACGCCAATCCGGGTCAGCCTCTGTTTGGTATGCACGTCAACATGGGGCCGTCGGGATCAGATTTTAGCCACCAGACATCGGCGATCCTTGCGAACCTGATCCCAAATCTGGGTTTGTCTGGGGACAAATTGCGCCTGATCGACAAGTATATCCGGTCGGGCGCGGAGGGTCTCCCTGATTTTGAGGGCTTCGCGGACGACCCCGCCCTTGGCCTGTTCGACATCCTGACCCGTCCCGGCGGCGATCGTAAGCTGATCACAAAACGTCTGTCAAACGTCACCAAGGAAGCGCAGATGGCTGGGGTGCCGGGCAACCTCGGTGCCCTCGCGCGTCTGGCTGTAGCCGAACCCGACTTGCGCCTCGCGCCACTCGGATCGACGGGTTTCAGCGTTGCTAAAATTGACCCAGAAAATTTCTTACGCGTTGACCCCGCGTTGTTGAGCGGATCGAAGCGCCGGCTGTTTGAGGGCAGCAACGAATATGCCAACGTCCTTGGCGAGCCGGTCGAATTTATGCGCCCCGACTACAATGCTGGCCTCTCAGGCATTATGGTGGGCCAGATGCAAAATCTTCTGCCCGTTGAAATCCCGTTCAAGTCGGTTTTTGACCGGGCCAAGCAAGTCACGAAAACAGGCGGCCCGACAACCTCGACCATGAAATTCAAGTCGTTTGCAACAGACCCGAACTCCATCGTCACGGTTACCCCCGAGATCCAAGACGCTATCGGTCAGTACCTCTACGATGTCGCGAAGTACAAGCGTCGGGGTTGGGCCGAGGGCGGCATCGTGGAGCTGGCGGAAAAGTACGCCGCCTAACCCTCACTTCGCCCTCTCAATGATCCGCTGGCCGAAGAAGACGATCTTCTCGCCGTCGTAAACCGCGCTGTCCTGACCCGGCTTGCCCCGGCCCTGCCGCAGCGCCGCGACGCGCCACGCCGCCTTGAAAGCGTTGGCCACGTCATACTCCATGTTCAGCGCCTCGATGATGTCGTTGCACTCGGCCGTGTACGGCTCGCCGCCGGACGTGGGCCGCTCGACGCGCACCTTGTAGTAGCCGGCGCTGCCGCCGGTCAGCTTGGTCGGCTCATGCGAATGGACGCAGGTCGTGACCCCGGATATCGTATTGTGCACTGTGAGGCATACCGAACAGATGTAGCTCATTTCTTACTCCTCCGTCGCATCAACGCTAAAAAACAATTCGCGCAGCTTTACCGGCGGCTCAAGGTGAAGCGCCTCTTTGATCTCCGGCTTCACCCGCCAACGCAGCACGGTTCCTTTGGTCTGCCGCTTGAGCTGGTCAGCGAAGCCGGTTACCATGTTGTAGACTGAGCGTTTCTGCCGCTCGGTAAGCCCCTCGACCGGAAACCCGATCCTGAACGAAAACGCCCGGTTGCCCGGCGTCCATGCACCGACGCTGTCGAAGCGGCTCTCAACCAGCTCCTGCGCGCGACCTAGATCGATGTCGCTCATTTCTTCCTCCGCTTCAGCGCTTCCAATAAAATTTCCTGCGTGCTCTTCTTCGACGTGAGGCGATCCATGACGAGATCATCGACCGTGTCGCGGGCGAGGATCGGGTAGACGAGCACCGGCCGATCGTAGCCGGCCTGTTTTTGCCGCATTGGGCCGATGCGCTCAATGATCTGTAGGTATTCTTCAAGGCTCCAGTTTACGCCAAAAAACGTAATTATGTTCCCTCCGTACTGGAGCGAGATGCCGTGGCCCGCCGATGCAGGGTGAGCGAAAAGTAGTTCGATTTCCCCCCGGTTCCACCGTTTGATCGTATCAGGGTCAGCGTCCAGCACCCGGCCTTTAGGGTAGCGCTTGCGTAGCCGGGCCAAGTCGTGTTTGAAATTATAGGCCACCAAGACGGGCGCGCCGTTGGCCTCCTCAATGACGCTGTCCAGCGCCTCCAACTTGGCATCGTGCACCGCCTCCCAGTTGCCGTAATCATCGGTGTACATCGCGCCGTTGGCAAGCTGCAGGCACTTCTGCGTCCGCACGGCCGCGTTGGCCGCCTCGACGCCCTCTGCGCCGATGACGGTATACATCTCCTCCTCCATCTCGTCGTACGCGCGGCGCGCCGCAGGCGGCAGGTCAACGTAGAGGGGCGTGGTGATAGGCTCATCGACCTGCAGGCCGCGCACGGTCAGGCAGATGTCCTTCAGCCGCTCCTGCACTTCCTCCTGCGTGTGGTCGTAGGGCACGAGGCTGTAGCCGTCGTAGCCCTTGCGGAACCAGCGCTCGCTGAAGGCGGAGAAGGTCTGGCCCAGACGCTTGCCCTTGTCGAGGAACCAGACCTGTCCCCAGAGATCCTTCACGCCATTGGGCGCAGGGGTGCCTGTCAGGCCGATGAAGCGCGTGACGTGCGTGTGGGCCACCTGACCCAGCGCACGCGCCCGTGAGCCGCCCTGACGCAGCCTGAAGCTCTTCAGGCGCGTGAACTCATCGGCGATGACCGTCTTGAACGGCCACGCGTCGCCCAGCGTCTCTCGGAGCCACACAAGATTGTCGTAGTTGGTCGTGTAAATGTCGGCCGGCGTGTCAAGTGCCGCTTGACGCTGTTTGGGCGTGCCGGTGATGACGCTGACGCGCAGGTGCGACAGGTGCGGCCACTTCTTGACCTCGTCCGGCCACGTCGAGCGCGCAACGCGCAGCGGTGCCAGCACCAGCGCCGGGTACACGTCCTCGACCACGGACAGCGCCTCCAGCGCCGTCAGGGTGGTGACGGTCTTGCCGCCGCCCATGGGCATCCACAGGGCGGCCCTGCGCTCCTTGTACAGGTGCGCGAGGGCCTCCTTCTGGTAGTCGTGCGGCTTGAAGGTCACGTGCCTTCCTCTCAAGCGAAATGATAATCGTAGACCTGATCGAAGGGAACCGCTTCACCGGCCTGACGAGCCTCGTGACGCTCACGAGCCGCGAAATAACCAACGGCGTCCAGCTCCTGATAAGCGACCGAACCGTAACCCGGATCGACCTCATCCCAATGAGCTTCGTTAAGAGCGCCACCGGCGGCAACGTGAGCTTCGATACGAGCCAGCAGGGTAGCGGCTTCGCGCTCGGCGTCGCCGTCCCAACGGCGACCCCAAAAATGAAAACCATCTTCTTCGTCGTAACGCTGAACGTGATCCAGAAACGAATGATTATGAGCGTAACGACGACCGGCGGCGTCCTCGGCCACTACGTAAAACGAACGACCCACGATAACCGAACCGTCTTCGTCACGACCCAGATCGACCAGATCGTCGCGAACTCGAAAAGAAAGTGCCATTTGGGTAACTCCTGTTTGCGTTGCTGATATGCAGTATGTGACACATGCAACGTCAGGTTTCAACCCCCAAATGCAAAAAAGTTTGGGGCGACCCGAAGGCCGCCCCGGTTGCGTCAGACGGGTCGAAAGAGCCTACCCTCGTCCATCTCAAGCCAGCGCTGGTTCAGCGGCGCGTGACGATCTCGAACGTATCCAGCGTCCATTGCTGCGGCCAACTGGATGGCGCGCTCTTCGGTGTCAGCCTCGGCCAGCACCTTGCCGCGATGGCTGCGGTGGATGCTGAAGCGTGGCGCGTTGGGGTCGGCCTTCGGCACCGGGCTGCGGCTGGCGCGCGGGATGCTGAACCAATGCGCGAATGTGGTACGATCGAGTTCCATGTCAGTGTCTCCTTTTCGTTGCTGACATGAACACTATACATTGCAACAACGCCAAGTTGCAACTACCTATTTTAATAGGGCCACTATCTCGTCGATCTCCTCGATCGACCGGGCGATGAAGACCGGCACGCCGTCGCCGCGCATGCGCTCGATCTCGCGCTGCTGGTGGCCGCTGAGACGGTCGCCGTCCGCCTTGATCTCGATGAAGGCGGCGCGCGGCCACGTCCACCACACGAAGCAGTCAGGGCAGCCCCTGCGGCCCTCCCAGCGCGTCTTGCGGTACTGGCCGCCGCTCTTCTGCACGACGTGCTTGAGGTGATCCTGCAGCTTGCCGGCGGGCGTCATGGCTCAGTCCTTGCGGTAACGGTACGCTTCAAACCCCGCCGCCGCAAGCGGCAGGCCGGCCGACCAGCTCGGGTTGGTCGCCATGAGCGCCGCCAGCCCGTCGCTGCTGTACGCCGGCTCGTCCGGCGTCTCGCAGACCAGCTCGTCATGTACGCGGATGCAGACGCTGTAGCCCTCCTCCTCGGCGCGCAGCATGCCGTGCATGAACACGTCGCGCGCGATCGCCTGCACGGCATTCTCGCAGTTGTGGACGATCAGCGTCTTGCCGTCCTCCCCAGCAACCACGAAACGGCTGCGTGGCCCGCAGTTTACCAGATCGTAAACTTCCGTGACGTATCGGGCACCTCGAAAAGTCGATGTTCCGGCACTCCGTTGTTCACCCGGTAGTACAGCGTTGTTCTGTTCAGACCTGAGCGATCCGCCGCTTCCGCGACAGTCATCCGCCCCCACGGCGTGTTGATATGCACATTCGTGCGTTTGTTCCGCGCCTGCTTCAGCGGCGTGGCCCACACGCAGTTTTCCGGGGAGTATCCGGCGGCGTTGTCCTTCCGCTCCAGCGTAAGCCCCTCGCGGTAAGTCGATCCCATATCGGCCCAGAAGGCGCTGAAGGATTTCCGCCACTGATCGCACACCGTTATTCCACGCCCTCCGTATCGCGCCCAAGCCTGATGGGTCGGCAGTGAGCACCTGTCGATCATGCTGCGCCACACCGCGAACGCTTTGTGGCCCGACATCCCGTGAGTTGTCCGCTTCTCCGATATGGTCTTGTTCCGCATGCAACCGCAGGAGGTCTGAATGCCGCGCTTCTGCTGTTTCGCTATTTCCGTCGCTGCGAGCACTACCGCAGCTCCACACCGGCATCGAAGCAGCCACAGAGACCGGCGACCGTTGCTCCCGTGGTACTTCACAACCGTCAGGTATCCGAGGGTCTGCTCGCTCAAGTCCTTCGCTCTGTGATGCACGAACCCAGCCTTTCGTTGTAAGCACTTCATGGTCTGGCGTCATCCAAACGCCATTCAAGTTTATTACCTCCTTAACACCTTTTCTGGCAAGCCCCTCGTTGCCCACCCACTCTACGCCGTCCCACACTTTATGGATTACGGTCACCTGTTCGATCGGAAGCCAGCCAGCATCGGTAAGGACGAGAGTACCGCCCGCGATACAGAGCTTGCCGCCGTACGTGTCGAGGCGCTGCCACTTGCGCGTGAACTGGTTGATGCCCTCGTACGACAGGCTGGCGCTGTCCGACACCTCCGGGTGCGGGTAGCACAGGTAGCGGCCGCTCGGCAGCTTCATCCGCAGCCACGCGATGCCCTGCGCGTCCGCCTTCACGTCGAATGTGATCAGGTCGCGCACGGCGAAGCTCTCGCCCAGTTTGTTGATGGCTGACCGCGCGGCCGCCTCCATGTCGTACCACAAATTGCACGTGCGCGGGTGGGCCTTGCGCCACGCGGAGACGATCTTTTGAATGGCCTCGTCGGTCATGGCGTCGAAGACTGGGCCGCCCATTGCTCGGTACGCGCCGACGCCCCCTTGGTAACCCCCAGAAAGCTCAGGGATTTTCCCTTGAAGCTGCCGCTCGGCCTTGGTGATGACGCCCGGATCTTTGCCGAGAATGCGGCCGGCGGTGACCTTGTACAGGTCGTGCCCCTCGCCCCGGTCGTAGGCCTTGAACGCGGTGACCTTCCAGTCCTCGCCGGCTAACCACGCCAAGACGCGCCCCTCGATGTTGGACAGGTCGGCGATGACCAGCTTGGTGCCCTCGGGGGCAACCAGCGCCCCGCGCACGGCAAACGCGCAGCGCTCGCTGACGTTGTCCCAGATCAGGTGCTCGCAGTCCGCCTTCATGGCGGCCACGGTCGTCGCCTGCACGTCGCCGTCGAACCAGTCGGGCGATCGCGGCAGGTTCTGCGGCTGGAACAGCCGGCCGGCGTCACGCCCAGTGCGCGACGCGCCGCAGAACTGGATCAGGCCGCGCAGGCGGCCGTCCCGGTTCGTGGCGTTGATCAGCACACCGTACTTGGCCGGGCTCGTCGCGGCCGCCTGCTGCCGTATCTCCAGCAGCTCGCGCACCTGCGGATTGAGGTCGCCGGCGAGCAGGGTGCCGAGCGTGCCGCGCGTCAGATCTTCGGTCTCGAAGCCGTGGGCATCCTTGAGGTGGTCGAGCAGGCGCTGGCGCTGCGTGGCGGACGTGACGCTGCCGCCCGTCAGATGGGCTGCACGAGCGGCCAGAGATCGTCCAGCTCGATCGAAAGCTCGTATAGCTGCTCGTGCAAACTCTCGGTCAACGGCGACACCACGGTCATTAATTCTTTGATCACACTGCCACAAGAGCCGCTCACGATCACTATCGTTCCATGATGGCAGTCGTCCAAGTACGTCTCGCATTGCGTCCACATCCAGCCGGGCGTACTCGACGAAGGCGGCCCACTCGGCGGGGTGTGTGTCACGGGTGGCTCTCCGTATTTTTACGTTGCTGGGCCTCGGCTTCGTCAGCAAGTGTATCAGCTTTTTGCCCGCCGTGTCTTTGGCTTTGTCCTGCGGCACGTTCAGCACGTCGCAGAGCTGGCCCAGAGATCCGGGCAGGCTGTGCTGCAGGGCCAGCACCATCGTGTCGATAATTTTCTCCACGGGGATGTGGACGCCCTGCTCGCGCAGGACGGTGCGGTCGAAGTTGCTGTTGTGGATCACAACGCGATCGGCCTTGTCGATGATGTTCTGCAGCGCGTCACGCCAGTGCGGCATGTCCTGCGTGTCCCAGACGGTTACGGGCTCGTCGTCACACGCCCACGCCACCAGCATCACCTCGGCGTCCTCCGCATAGCGGTACGCGCCGTAGGTGATCTTCGTTTCGCAGAATGTTTCGAGATCGAGGTACAGTGTGCTCATCGCATCCTCTGTTCGGGAGAGCCGCGCGCTTCGTGTATCAGCAACGCAGGAGGGAGACCCGCACCCGCGCGCGGCTCACCAGAACAGAGGCGCGCCCACCCCGCACTATGGGGATAAACAGGGCGGGCGCGCCAGTTCTATAGACCTACAGGAGATCCATGCCAATAGCCTTTGCGTACGTGGTGAGCACGGCAAAGTGCTCGTCACGGTCGTCATTGGCCATCTTGCGGAGACGGACGATCTCGCGGAGGATCTTGGCATCGTACCCACGGGCCTTGGCCTCGGTGTAGATGTCCTTGATGTCCTCTGCGACGCCCTTCTTCTCCCCCTCAAGCGTCTCGATGCGCTCGATCAGGAGGCGCAGTTGCTCGCCTGCGCTGTTGTGGCCCTCCTCGCTCACAGGAAGTCAGCCGCGTCGGGGGCGACCTTGGCCAGCGACGCGAACTCGTCGGCCGACGCCGGAGCCGAGCCACCGCCGAGGTTCTCACCTTCACCGGTCAGCATGATGCCACGCAGCGAGCAGTTGATGCGGCGGCCCCACTTGTTGTCCTGCGCCCAGACCTCAACCGAGGCGTTGACGACGGCACCGCTGTGGGCCTGCCGCTCAATGTAGCCCTTGCCCGTGACTTCCTTGCCGTACTGGTCGAAGACAGTCGGCTGGGTCTTGGCGTTGCGGGTGGACAGGTAGTGCATGCCCTCGAAGCCCTGATAGGCCTCGCCGGTCTTCTTGCTGCGGTACACCTTCTTGGTGAAGGCGACCTTGCCGTCCTCTTCCAGCATCTTCAGGACGCTCTCGGCCTTGTCCTTCCACGCCTCGTCGGCCTCGGCGGCAATGGCGGCCTCGAGGGCCTTGTGCTGTTCGCTGCCCGGCTTGATGGCGAACTTCGCGCCGTAGGCCGGTTCGCCTTCGCCGAATGCCTGCGGCTCGGCAATCGCCGGGAACGACAGGGTAACGCCCTTGAGCATGATACGTGTAGCCATTTTGTTCACTTTCAGTTTGCAGTTAAATCGCGGAAGTCATCCGCGACCGATTGAACGGCCAATGCTGGCCGCTTATCCGTGGCGGGTGCCACAGATGGCTTGCCCTCGGCGCGGGAGATCAGGGCCTCGGCCCGCTCCCAGCGCTTGGGTGTGTCTTTGAGCAGCTTCTCCGCCTTGGTCGGCGAGATCAGGCTGTAGTCGTACATCTCATCCTGCCGCAGGCGGAAGCTCTTGAACAGCTTCTCGGCCTCGTCGTCGCTGCTCCACTTGCGGTTGCCGCGCTTGCCTTCGACCAGCTTGTAGCCGTCAACCGACTGGCCGGCCAGCAGGCGGCGCTCGACCTCGGCGCGGACGGCCTTGCACCAGTGCTCGACCAGCTCGACCTTCGACATGGCCACGGACAGATAGTTGTCGCCCGTCGTCATATCGGGGACGAGGAACTCGTCGAGGGTGGCCGATCCGCTGACGATGTCCGTCACCTCGGCGCGCAACGCCGGGCACGTGGACTTCGCCTTGCAGAAGCGGCACTGCTTCTCGCCCGGCTCAAGGCGAGGCACCTCGTGGTCGCCCACCTCGACGGCCGCGAGGCGCACGTCTTCGGCGAACTCCATCAGCTCACTGACTTCGAGCCAGTGCTCAGACACGTGGTTGAGGCGCGGCTGGTGGATGACCATGCACACCTGCTCGAACTCGCCGAGCTGGTCGCACTGCTCCAGCGCGCCCAGAGCGTACAGCATGAGCTGCGGGTTGTCGCCGGCATCGACGCGGACGCCCATGCCGTACTTCAGGTCGATCACGAACAGCACGCGGTTGCTGATGTCCACCACGATGGCGTCGCTGGTGCCGGTGGCACCCTGCTCGCCGGTTAGGTGGCCGATCGGCACGCGCTGCTCAACCAGCAGCAGGCCGCGCTCGCCGTAGTCGCGCACAAGGCGGCAGTAGTCGTCCACGTAGGCAGCCATGGCCGCGTCAACGGTGAAGCTGAACCCGTCCACGTCGTGCTTCTCGCCGATGCGCTGCGACGGGTGCTTGCCGGCGGGATGCTCAAGGAAGTCGCTGGCCAGCGTGTGTGCCAGCGTGCCCTCGGCGGCGTAGGAGCTGCTCTGGTCGGGGAATGCCGCCTCAAGAGCGACGCTGCCGGGGCAGCGCATCCAGCGATGCGCCCCCGACGGGCTGAGTTTTGCGTGTGCCATCAGAAGGGGCTGTCCAGACGGTCGATCAGTTCAGCCCAGCGCGCCGCGTCCAGTTGCGATGCGCGCTCGACGCCGAACTCGGCCATCGCGGCCTCAACGAACGGCTTGCCCTTCGTGGCCACGGCGCGCAGCACTACCGGTGCCACGTCCGTGTCGAAGTTGAGCGCCGGCATAACCTCTTCGATTTTCGTTGGGGTTGTGCTGTTGACAGGCGGCGTGGGCGCAACCGGGTTGATCTCAACGGGCTCAGCCGGCGGCACATAGACGGCCGGCTCCGTCGCCGTGCCGCTGTTCAGCTTGACCGCCAGAGACATGGCCTTGCCGGCCAGTTCAGTGAGCGTGTCGGCGGTGATCTCGATCTTATACATTCTTCAGCTCCTCAATGATGCGATCGCGTTCGGCGATCATCAGTTCTAGTTTCTCGATCTCGGCGCGCAATTCATAGATTTTGTCATCGAATTGGTTGCAGTCGATCTGCAGATCCTCGGCGCGCTGCCTCCAGTCGGCCAGCGCCTCCTGCGCCTCCGTATCCATGTCCTCCAGACGCTCGGCCAGCACGATGGCCAGCTCGTTGTCGCTCTCGAAGGCGGCCTCGATCAGGTCAAACATGTCGCAGGTGCGCCAGTAGTTGCGGTCGTTCATCTTTCGTCTCCCCTCAAAAGTTCCACGGCTGGGCGTCATACTGGGCGGCAACGAGGCGGGCCTCGCGCTTGCCCTCGACGGCGTGTTCGCACAGGTGGGTGCGGCGGCCCGCGTCGATGATCTCAATCGAGACCACCGCGCGGCCCTTGCCGAGCTTGTAAAAGTTGGCTGCCTTGACCATCGATCAGGCCTTGCGCGCCACGACCTTCACGGTCGTGTAGCCCTTAGCTACTTTCTGGTTCTTGCTGAACCAACGGCCGTCCACGCCCAGCTCGCGGAGCTTGGCTTCGGCGGCCTTGGCGTCGAGCGACTGGCGCTCGGCCACTTCCGACACCGTGGCGCGGAACAGGCTGCCGTCGATGGCGGTGTCGCCCGTGTTGACGATGAGCGCGATCAGGTTGGCCTCGACCGCCTTCAGTTCGGCGATCTGGGCCTTGATGTTGCCGAGGCGGTCGACGACCGAGGCGGCGAGGTCGATGGTGTTGGGCTGGGTAGCCATTGGGTCTCTCCTTGGGGTTGCTGATACATACCCATATAAAGTTTCAATCTAGGATTGCAAGCCCCTATTCGTAAAAAATTACGATGCCGTTTTCCATCCGCAGTGGGCCGTCCTTCTCCTTGCTAAGTGCCTGAATTGCACGGACAACAGACTGGCGGCGGATGTCGCGCTTGCCGGCCTCGGGTGGTGGTAATGTATCGCACGCCTTGCGGATCAGGTCTTCCGCGCGAATAACTGCATCCGCCGGGAACAGGGTCATCACCTCCAGCAGGTGGGTCTCAAGACGGCCGCGACGCTTCACGCCCTTCTTGTCATCAGTGGCCGCCGCCGGGCGGATCTCGACCTCGACCGCGACGCAGCTCGTGATGTCGTCCCCGTCGTCGTCGAGGCCCAGCAGGACGGTCTCCAGCTTGAAGCCCCAGCGCAAGCCGTCCTCGCCGTCCTTCATCTTCTCGATGACGATCTCACGGTCGCCGTTCTCGTGGCGCAGCACCTCGATCTGCACGTCGGCGGCGGCCTTCAGGCCTGACCAGCCGCGCGAGCCCTTGCTGAGATCCTTGCCGGCGTGGTGGACGACGAGGTTCATGGCACCGGTGGCCTCGTGCAGCAGGCTGATGTTGCCCAGCGCGCGGCCCATGTCCTCCGACGTGTTTTCATTCGCGCCCGGCGTCACCTGCGCCAGTGTATCGATGATGATCAGGTCAACCTCGCCAATATTCTTGATCTCGGCAATCACCTCGGAGATGTCGTCCCCGTCCAGAAAGTTCGGCGCGGCCGTGATGACGTGCAGGTCGTGCAGGCTGCGTAGGTCGAAGCCGTGGTGCTGGGCGTAGGCCTGACCACGCTTGCCCAGCCCGGAGCCGCCCTCTGCGGCGATGACCACAACCCGCGCCTTCATCGTGCGCCGGGTGCGCCACGCGATGCCGCGCGCGATCGCGAAGGCGAGGTCGAGGGCCACGAACGTCTTGCCGCTGCCCGACGCGCCGAACAGGATGCCCAGCTCGGCCTTGGGCAGCACGCCCTTGATCAGCCAGCCCATCGGCTCGCGCTGGGTCAGGTCGTAGATTGGTACCGGGCCGAAGCGGCCGGCACTTTTCTTCGGCAGCTCAGCCATGATCGCCTCGGCCTTGGCGAGCACCTCTTCGCGGCTGGCTGCCTCAGTGGGGCGGTTGGCCTCCTTTGCCATCTTGATCACCGAGGCCATGGTGACCTGCCGCCGGTTCGATCCCTTGCGGCGTTCGAAGCTGTCCCACTGGGCGCGCATGGCCTCGGTGCTGACGTACGTGTAGCCGTCCTGCGACCATTCGTCCCACAGCTCGAAGCCGGTGTCGTCGCCGTCACACTCGTGGTGCAGGGCCATGCCGACCCTGATCCACTCGTCGCGGCCCATGTTGGGGTCGAGGCTGTTGACCAGCTCGGCCATGCGCTCGGGCGTCAGGCCCAGTCGCGGTTCGCGGCCGGCCATGAAGTCTTCGGGATCGGCAACGTTGTTGATGATGGAGCCGCCGAAGCGGCGTTCGCACAGGTCGAGCACGTGCTGGTCGATCTCGGCCACCGTGTTCTCAAGGCCGATCATCTCACAGCCGGCCACGATGTTGCCGGTGAACGTGACAAAGCCGGACGAACTGAACGTCTCGAAGCCGTAGTGGTTGGGCGCGCTCTTGCTCTTGTGGTTGCCCAGATTGCCCTTCAGGGCGGCGCGGATGCCTTTGCCGCTCGGGCTGTGCTCAGCATATGTCCGGGCGATGATGCGCTCAATCTCGGCCGGTATCTCGCCGTCCGGCCCAACGCAGTTGTCGAAGTCGAGGAAGGTGTAGCCGAAGTCGGGCAGGGGCGCGAAGCCGACGCCCTCGTAGTTCATGCGCGCTGCCGCGTCGCGCGCGGCGGCAAACGTGGTCAGGCGCTCGCGATCCAGAGGTGAGCCCTGCTCGCCGTAGCGGATCGTGCCGTTTGTCCAGTACGGCACCTTGCGCGGCTTGATCTCATCGCGGTGTTGCTCGAAGCGCCAGATCAGCCAGCCGGGGATTAGCCGCAGCTCTGCCGGCACCTCAACGGCGCGGATTTTGGGCGCAATTGCCCTGACGCTGGCAGACATGTCGTCCTCGCTCACAAGACTGAAATCAGGTCGTCAACAACTTGGATGCGCTCACCGATCCAGCGCATCACCGGCACAGCCATGCTGTTGCCCAGCGCCTTGTAGCGCGGGCCGTCTGGGCAGTCCTCTGCGCCCTTCTTGCGCCACGGGATGGCGGTGAAGTTGTCGGGGAAGCCCTGAAGCCGTTCGCACTCCACGGGGGTCAGGCGGCGGACGGCTGATGTTATGGCCACGGCTGCAGGCTGGCCGCCCCCAGTTGGGCTGGGCTGCGTCAGTGTCGGGGACAGTTCTTCCCACCACTTTGGTGTGACGGGTGTGGCAAGGCCAAACGCCACAGCTACCACATCAGGCCCGCGGTCGACGCATGGGCTGCCGTCATGCCGCGCTGACAAAGTGCGGGCCGTTTCTCCAAAAGCCACCGCATGGCAGTGGCCAGCTTGCAGCGTGAAAGCGGGGTCGCTTTCGCCACCGATGCCCACGCCTTCCCTGCTTGTGTTTGACGTATCTGCACCGCGCAGCGCCATCTGGGTGTTGATCGGGTAGACCACCGCTGGCGGATTACCGCCACCGTGGCCGCCCAGCTTCAGGGTCGGCGTAGTGCCGTCCGTCTGACAATCAGGGACTGACATATTGCTGCTGAAGGCGATGATCTGTTTCGGGTTCGTGGCCTCAAGCGTTGGCATGATCTCGCGGTGCTCGCCTGACCCGCCGTGGATGTTGTTGAACCGGCCGGGATGGTCATACGCGATATAGGTCGTCTGCTTCATGCCCGGCTGCGCGGCGAGCGCCCCTGCGATCTCACCATCGCCGCCGACCAGACGCACCTCATCGCGTGTGTTCTGGGCAAATGCTATCGCTGGCGCGTGTGCGCCTGCGGCAAGCGGGCAGCCGGCGTTGACGTGCTGGTTGTTCTGACCCCACTTGCTGGCGAAGTCAGTGTCCAGTGTGCAGGCTACGTCTGCGGGCCAGTCTACAGAAGATCCATCCCCTCCGCAGCCACCACGCTCTTCAACGCCCGATGCAATTGCTCGGGCAGCGTCTTTCCGCGCTTCTCGGCTCGGCGCAGGATGCCCTGACATGCTGTGCCGCTCAAAAAGAACCGCTGCGGCAGGACGCCAGTCTCCAAGGTATCCGACAACAAACACACGGCGGCGTCGCTGGGCCACTCCGAAGTACTGAGCGTCAAGCACTCGGTAGGCGAGGCCATACCCGAGGTCTTCCAGCGCCCCGAGGATGGAACCAAAGTCCCGTCCTCCTCCCGATGACAGGACGCCGGGGACATTTTCCCAGACAATCCAGCGAGGTTGCTCACGCTGAGCAAGTCGGCAAAACTCAAGGGCGAGGTTACCACGCTGATCATCCAATCCACCTCGGAGACCGGCGACACTGAAGGATTGGCAAGGTGTGCCGCCAACGAGGAGGTCGATTTTGCCATATTGGTTCTTCTCAATGGTCGTGAAGTCGCCGTGCAGCGGAACTTCAGGATAGTGGTGTGACAGCACCGCGCAGGGGAACGCCTCGATCTCCGAAAAGAAGGCGGGTTCCCAAGCCATGTGGTGCCAAGCGGCTGTCGCGGCCTCAATGCCGCTGCAAACGGATCCGTAACGCATGTGAGGTATTCCTACAGCAGGTCAGTACCGGGGGCGGCGAGTGCGCGGACGAGATCTGGGCTCATCAGCTCATCGCGCGGAATGCCGTAGGCGGCCTCGATCACGACGGCCTTCTCGACCGGAACCCAGCCTCTGCGCTTCCACGCGTAGACGGCCTGATGCGACACGCCCATGCTCTTGGCGAAGCGGACGATGCCGCCGCCCTTGGCGATGGCGAGGTTGATGGTGGCAACACGGTCTGTCATGCGTATTCCTTGTTGATCTCGTGACGGAAGCGCTCGTCTCGGATGCCCCAGATGTGCGTCTCCGCCATGTATTGCGCCTTGAGCTTGGCCAGCCGGTCGTTGACGGCGTTCAGCTCGGCCTGCAGCCGATCGCGCTGGGCGAAGGCCTCACGTGCCTCGGCGATCATTTCCGCACCCCCTTCGGGCCAATGCGGCCGGTCTTGGGGTCGCGGAAGTGCGCCTGCTTGAGGGCGTCCTCCAGTCGCTCGATCTTGGAGCGCAGGACGCGAATGACGAGGCCGTCCGTCGCGGAGTTGGACGCCTTGCGCTCAGTCTCGCTGAGCTTGACGTACAGGGCCTCGATCTCGCGCTTCTGACTGGCGGCGAGCCAGCGGGCCTCGCGCAGCGCCCCCCAAGGGTTGAGGATGTCGCTTAGGGTCATGTCGGTCTCTCCGTTTGCTGATGGGGTTGCTTTGTGGCAGATGCAATTGTGGATTGCAACAGACATTTTTAATTAACAATTTTTGTGCTAAGGGCGCGGGCGAGCCTTTTTCAGAGGGATGTTTATGGCCGCGCGCAAAGACACGATCCCCGACGATGTTTTGATAGAGGCATGGGAGCGGTGCAATTTCTCTCCGGCCGCCGTGGCCCGAGAGCTTGGCACGTCGGAGAGAAACATCTACGCCCGGCGCAATGCGCTGACTGCCAAGGGCATCGAGCTGCCCACGGTCAAGGCGTCCACGTCCCCCATCAGCCGATCGACATACAAAAAGGTGATTAACACCGAGATCCGCGACGGCGTCGTCGTGGTCGGCTCCGACGCGCACATCTGGCCCGGCCCCGACACCACGGCCCTCAAGGCCTTGCTTCTGGTGACGGCCGACCTCGGCAAGGCCGTGCGGATGCTGGTCGCCAACGGCGACTGGCTGGACGGCGCGTCGACCAACCGGCACGACCCGCACGGCTGGCAGCACCGGCCGACAGTCCGAGAGGAGCTGGACTGCGTCACGGACGCACTGCACCGCTGGCGCATGGCGGCCAAGCCGGCGCGCACGGGCGTGCGGTCGATATACACGGTCGGCAATCACGAGCTGAACTTCGAGCGCCGCCTCGCCACGCAGGTGCCGATGTATGCCGACGTGCCCGGCCTGCGCCTCGCCGAGCATTTCCCGGAGTGGGACTTGACGTGGTCGTGCTGGCTGAACCGCGCCAGCAAGCACCCGGTCATGGTCAAGCACCGGCAGGCGAACGGCGTGCATGCCGCCTACAACAACACGCTCAAGTCCGGCGTCAGCATGGTCACGGGCCACACGCACGTGCTCGAGGTCAAGCCGTGGGGCGACTATCGCGGCCGCCGGTGGGGCGTGCAGACGGGCTGTCTAGCGGAGCCCACCGGCCCCCAGTTCGAGTATGCCGAGAACGGCTACAGCCCCGCCTGCGCCGGCTTCGCCGTGCTCACCTTCAAGGATGGGCGGCTGCTGCCGCCAGAGATCTGCGAGGTGATTGAGGGCCGCGCGATGTGGCGCGGGCAGGTGGTCGTGGACGACCATGCAGAATACCTAAAGGAGCAGGAGGTGTCATGAAGAAAGTGAAGCAGGCTTTGGACGACCTGCACGTCGCGCTCGAGGCGCGGGACGTGGCCGTGGGCCGCGCCGTCGAGGGCGTATACGCCCAGTTCGCGTCGATCATCGCCCGCCGCGAGCGGGAGTATGAGGACGCCCTGCGCGACGCTACGGCACCGGAATAAACGCCTCGATCGGGATCAGCACCACGCGCTCGATGTCGCGGCTGTCGCCCCGGTCTGCGCGGCCGCCGGTGGTGACGGTGTGCTCGACGGGGAGCTGCACGACGCCCAGTTGATCCGTCCACTGCACTGCCAGCAGGGCGTTGGCGTCCACCGCGCAGAGCGCGTTGTACTTGCCCTCGCTCAGAAGGTACGTGTCGTAGCGCGCACGCGTGTTGCGGCGCACCTTGATCTCCACGACGCAGGGCCGGTGAGTGAAGCGGAAGACCGCATCGTATGGCGCGAAGCGGTCTTGAGGCGCAGTGGCCGTCAGGCCGAAGGCGCGCTCCAGCTTGGCCACGACGGTGGCCTGATTGGCGCGATCGGCATCGCTCTCGTAGATGGGTCTGCTCGTCATGCCGATTACCCCTGCCTCAGGTTGACGTAGGCCCGCGCCCGGCCGTTGGCGCGGGCAGCCTCGTAGACGGTCGGGCGTTGCGTTTTGAGCGCCGCCGAGCAGCGCGCCACGGAGCCCCAGCCATAGTCGTGGGCCAGCTCGCTGAGCGTCCGGTTGCCGATGTCGCGGGCGTCGGACGGCAGCGTCGGCATGGTGCCGGGTGGGCGGGGCGGGTGGTTGGTGCGGCGGGGCGGGGCGTCGGTCGCCTCTGCGGCGCGCTGGGCGGCCTGCACCTGCGTCTGGTAGGACGCCTGCCGCACCTGCGCCAGCAGCCGCTCAGTGACCTGCACAGGCTCGCGGCGGCCGTCCTCAAACAGCCAGTAGAAGCGACGATTGTGGATGATGGGTTTGCGTGTCACCAGTCGGTGTCCTCAAGATCTTGCGGGGTGATGGGCGGCCGCCGGACGATGATCCAGACAGCCGTGCCGACGAGGGCGAGGATGGTCAGGGCCAGCCAGCTCACCGGATCGTCCTCTCAAGCGCCCAGACGTGCGCGCAGCGCTCGCCTGCGGGCGTGTCCACTAGCATCATGCCGCGATCTTGACAGTAGGCCTCGGCGCGCTTGCGGGCCTTCTCCTCCCACGCGCACACCCAGAGCATCAGGCCGATGCAGGTGAGGAGGAGGCAGGTCAGGCCGATCAGTGTGCGGTCAGTCATTTGATCTGCTCCTTGATGAGGACGGCCTCGGCGACGATCTCGGTCGCGATGGCGTGCAGCGCCGCGAGGCGGTCGTAGTGCGCCTGCCGATCGGCCACGCAGCGGTCGTTGTCGCCGGGGTAGTCCCGGCCGTTGGGCGTCACCTGCTGTAGGGCCTTGATGACATCCTGCAGGGCGTCGTAGGCGGCGATGCGCGGGTGGGTAAGGTCGGTCAGGCTGCTGCCGTTGATGTTGAGCGTGGGGCGGATCATGTCAGTAGCCCTCCGACTGCAGCTCGCGCTTCACGGCGTTGAGGGCGTAGACCTCGGACAGGCTGCGGAGCAGCAGGGTCTTGTCGCCGGAGTGGTCGAAGAAGGCGCGGGCGGTCATGACGCGGTCAACGGCCGCGAGCAGGTGGCGGTGCACGATACGCACCTGCCGGCCGTTGAGGCGCTTGAAGCTGCGGTGGGCCTTGTCGGCGTCGATGTTGCGGTAGGTGGTCATGTCGGTGTCTCCTCGTTGCTGATGGGCTGTCCTCGCATGTGCAATGCGGAGTTGAAACTATCAATTATGAGGGGCGATCAAATCGGTCACGGCCGTCAGCAGCCGCATGGCGTCGTTCGCCTCGGGCTGGCCGTCGTCGCCGTCGATCACGTCGGCGTAGCAGTCGAGGTAGTCGGCGACCTCCTGCAGCATGGCGAGCATGTCAGGCGCAAGGGCGATCAGGCGGGCGTTGGCCTGCTGCTCCTCGATCGGCGGCGCACGGTGCCCCTGCCCGAACAGGTCAGGGTTGGTGGTGCAGATGTCAGCGTGGTCGTCGTCGTCCACCTCGACCATGCGGCCGACGGCGTACCAAGGGCCCGGTGTGTGCGTCATGTCGTGTCTCCCTTACTTGAGGTGCTTGACGGCACCGCGTGCGCCGATGCGGACGTGGAAGCCGGAGCGGGCGAAGCGCCCGGCGGTGGTGATATCTTCGTTGGCCCCATAGTCGATGAAGGCGGCGACGCAGTACACGTAGACGTGCTTGCCGGCGAAGGACGGCGTGACGCGCAGTTCGATCACTTCGTGGTTGGCGAGGACATGTGTCTCGAGCAGCTTGGTCGCTGCGAGGAACTGGGCGTCAGGCAGGTGGTCGATGGTCATGTCGTGTCTCCCTGTTGGTTGGGGCGGCGCGGTGGCCGCCCCCGTTGCTGATTAGGTGTTGTCGTGGCGGCTGTAGTGGCGAGCATCGGCGTCGCTCACCGGAGCAACCGGCGGGCGAGCGCGGGTGATGCCGCTGATCGAGGCAAACGAGCCGAACTGCTTACGGACGATGCGCGCAACGTCAGCCTCCGGGGTGCCAGCGGGCACCTTGATCTTGGAGGTGCCATCTTCGTGGGCGTAACCGCGCGGCCAGACGGCCACGGTGTCTTCAGCGTTGAAGCCCAGCTCGAACTCGGCGCGGGCCTTCTCCAGTTCCGAGCGGAGGCCGAAGTGGCAACCGTAGCCGGTGGTGTCGCCGAGTTGGCGAGCCAGCTTGCCGGCTTCGAAGTAGCGGCCTTCGGACTTCAGTTCATCGATCTGGCGGGCGGTGGTCATTGGGTGTCTCCGTATGCGTTGTTGATGACCCTCTATGGCACGCGCAACGTGGCGTTGCAACACCTATTTTCAAATTATTTTCCTGCAGCATTTGCAGCATGGCGCAGCATGATGCGTCATGATGTATGGTGCAGACTGCAACGTGCAGCATGCATCATCACTTAACCTTCTTTTCCAAGTTGATGATGCCTGCTGCATGGTGCAAGTAAAGTGATGTAGAGTATGGTGTTGCACTGCCCGTTGCGCTGGGGTATGGTTGGGTATGGAGGTCGTATGACAAACGCGGATGAGGTGAAGGCATTCATCGAGGATCACAAGGGCGGGCAGTGGACTGTCGGGGACAGTTTCGTACTGCCTGACATCGAGCAGACGTATGAGGTGGTCGCCGTTCGGCCGTTCAAGCGCCGGGGCAAGTTCCACCTGTTCGTCGATCTGGAGGCGGCCTGCGCGATGTGTGAGGAGTATTTCATCACGACGAAGGAGGTGCATCAGTGGATGACCTCGCCCCACCTGACGCGCTGCTGCCCGGCGCATCGCTATGGCTTCACCACGCACATGGCCAATGCGTGGAAGACGCAGGAGCAGATTGCGGCGCTGCCGGTCAAGGTTGCGAAGGTGAGGGAGCCGCGCGTCGGGGCGAACGAGCGGGCGGTGATGGAGGCGGTGGGGGAGCTGGGCCTTGTGGCTGACGTTGCGGGCCTCTCAGAGGTGGTAGAGCGGGCCGTGGCCAAGCTGCCTGCGGGCACTGGGGGTAAGCGCGACACGCGCCGCCAGTCGGTCGTCAGGGCGCTTCGGGTGCTGGCGGGGGCTGGGCGCGTCGGGCTGGAGGGCGAGCGCGTGCGGCTGTGAGGCTTGCACAGAAGCCCCCTCGAGCGTATCTAGGCGGTGCTGGTAGTCCTACCTCGGAGCATGCAGATGCCGTACCCGTCGAAGAAGAAGCCCGAGCTGATCGAGCAGGTGCTGACGCGCATCGCGCACGGCGAGACGCTGGCGGCGCTCGGCCGTGAGCTGGATTTCCATCCGGTCAACTGGGGCAAATGGGTCGCCGCAGACGAAGCGTTGGCGGTCGCGTACGCGCAGGCGCGCGACGTGGGCACTGACGCCCTCGCCGAGCAGGCCCTCGCCCTGATCGACGAGGAGCCGGCACGCGTTGAGGGCCGCGTGGATCCGGGCCACGTCGCGTGGAAGCGGGCGCAGGTCGATACGCGCCTCAAGCTGCTGGCGTGCTGGAACCCGAAGAAGTACGGCAGCAAGCAGCAGACCGAGCTGACCGGCCCGGACGGCGGCGCGATCAAGACCGAGGCCGTGGGCGCAGCGCCAGACGCCATGCGCGAGCTGACCGAGGTGCTGCTGAAGCAGGCTGCCGATCGCGCCAAGTGAACGTCACGACAACCCTGCAGACGCTGACGCCCCAGCAGCAGGCCTTCGCCCTGTGGCAGAACCGCTGGGCGCAGACGGCACGCGCCAACCAGATCCCCGAGCTGGTGTCTCCGGGCGGGTTCGTGGAGATGGGCTACCTCGCCGGTCGCGGCTTCGGCAAGACGCGCGTGGGTGCCGAATGGCTGGGCCGCGCGACCTACCTCGACGCCGACGGCTTCGACAGCGCGGTGATCGCGCCCACCTATCAGGACGTGAAATTTACCTGCTTCGAGGGCGAGAGCGGGCTGCTGTCCGTCATCCCGCCAGAGCTGGTAAAAAACTACAACAAGACCGACCTCGTGATTGAGATGTACAACGTCACCGGCGGCGTCTCATCGATCCGTGGCTTCACGGCCGAGAAGCCCGAGCGACTGCGCGGGCCGCAGCACACGCGCATCTGGTGCGACGAGCTGGCGGCGTGGATGTACGACGACGTGTGGGACATGGCCATGATGGGCCTGCGCCTCGGCCCGCGCCCGCAGGCGCTGTGGACGACGACGCCCAAGCCGAAGGAGCTGGTGCGCCGGCTGGTCGCCAACAAGGCCGGGCGCGTTATCGTCACCGGCGCAACGTACGACAACCGCGCCAACCTGCCCGACAGCTTCTTCGACCAGCTCGCTCAGTACGAGGGCACGACGCTCGGCCGGCAGGAGCTGTACGGCGAGCTGATCGACCCGGAGGAGAGCGGCATCGTCAAGCGATCGCAGTTCCGCCTGTGGCCGCACGACAAGCCGCTGCCGCGCTTCGATCTGGTGGTCATGTCGCTCGACACGGCCTTCACCGAGAAGACCATGAACAAGCGATCGGGCGACCCTGACCCGACGGCGTGCAGCGTGTGGGGCGTGTTCTTCCACGAGAAGCGCAACAACGTCATGCTGCTCGACTGCTGGGAGGAGCACCTCGGCCTGCCCGACCTGATCCG